CATGATTAGTACCTGCTTCTGATCCAGCTTTTCTATTTCCTTTAGAAGTTTTCCAATAGAGTTTACCTTTTTTATGTGTAAATAAAGATTTCCACTTCATTATTGACCTCTATAATTATTTTCTTTGTTTACAAAGTTAACTCCATTAGTTATTTCTGGTAACATTTTAACTATTTCAGATCTTGTTTGTCTAGAAACATCACCTGTAATATTTAAATTAAAAATTGTTTGTTGTTTTCCACTTGTAAATTCGCCAACTTTATTAGTAGGTACAACAAGTTCACCTGGTGTTAACATAGCAGGAACAGAGTCAATTCCTCTTTGCCCTCCAATAGAAGGAACATAACCACCTTTATTAAAAGGTCTAGCTAAAGGCATAGCACTAGTCGTTACAGCACCTGGGAATCCACCTCCACCAAAAATACTAGTAATACCACTAAAAATACTGCTAATTCCTTCCATAAGAGATGAGCCAAGACCTTTAAAGAATTTAAGTATTCCACTAATAAAACCACCACCTTCACCGTCTTGTCCTTTACTAGCTCCAGCAACAATACCACCTTTAACAGCAGTACCAACTTGATTTCCAAATGCACTCATTTCTGAGAATAAACCTTTAAAGAAATTAGTTTCCCCTTTTCCAAACATTCCATCTACAAGAGTTTCAACAAAAGTGTCTATTATCTGAGAAGTAAGAGTATTAAGTATACTAGAAAAGAAATCTTTAAAGTTTCCAGTTTTAAAAGCATTTGAAAAAGCAGTTTTAATGTCACCTGTAAAGTTATCAGCCATTTGTTCGCCAAATTCTTTGTCTTCTTTTCTTAGCCTTTTCTTATTAGTACCAGAACCTCCTCCTTCGCCATCTTTTGTATTGTTGTTAATGTCTATAAGATTATCAATTACTTCTTGATTATCTCTTACATTGGCTTCTAATCTTGGAGCAATAAGATCTTTTGTATCTTTAGCAATTCTTCTTAAAGATTCTAATTGTTGTCCAGCTGATATACGCAATTCTTTAGTAGAAGCGTTATCCATAGCAAATTCTTGGTTAGCAATTAAACGATTTAATCCTGCTATTAATAGTTCAGAGTTATTTTTAGCATTTCTTTCAACTGTTCTTAATGCATCTCTATTTGATCTATTTAATTTGTCTATTTCTCTAGTAATTAATTCAGCAAATACTTTACCAATATCATTACTTCTTATTTGTGACATAGTTTCAGTTCCAGGTGCAAACCCTGTCAATATACCAGAATTAGCAGCAGCAAAGAAACCTCTACCATACTTCTTAACAGCAGATGCTCTAACAACGAATTCACCATTAGATAGCATAGCAGGTATACTGTCAGAAGTGGCTGTCCCTGCTCCAGAAATGTAACCTCCTGAAGCTTTACCCATTCTTAATTCGTTTTCCTTAAAATTTTCTCTCATTTCTGCTTTGTAAGGAGCAGACAATATGTCTCGTAGTGCTTGTGCTCTGCTACCCCACCATCCAAAGAATTCTGATGCTCTTGCCTTAAGACCTTCACTAGGAACAAAAGCTTCAGTTAATCTTTCTTTAAACTCTTCACCTGGGGTTAAGGCATCAGCAACTTGATCTGCAAAACCTTCTTTGTCGTCTTTTAAACCAGCAGCAAAAGCTTCAACTCCATAAATTAATGCAGAGGTTAAAGCAAGAGAAAATAAACCAAAAGGTCCACCTAAGACAGCAGGGCCTGCTCTTAAGAAAGTTGCTGCTATTCCTGCTTTAGTTCCAATTTTAGCTGTATTTTGAAGAGCAGTAGCATTATTGAAAGCACCTTTAGGAAAACCAAATTTATTTCTTTCTAAGTCAGCATATGGCATACTTGGATTAATTTGTTTATTTGCTTTAGGACCTCCCATTCCAAATAAACCTGGCAAACTTGTTAGTCCTGCAAATCCAAGTTGACCAGCCATTCCAAATAAAGATTTTCTACCTTTTAAATTCTTTGTAAAAGGCATTCCAATAAAAGCAAATTTAAATAAACCCACCATCATAGCTCTAACTGTAGGGCTAATAATAGCACCAATAAGACCTGCAGTAAATACTCCAACTACGCTTTTTGCAAAGTCAGATCCCTCTAAGTTTAAGCCTTCAAGTACACCTCCTCCTAAAGATCTTAAAACATCTCCAGTATAAGCTATAGCCGATTTTGTATTGTCCGTTGTTTCTTCGTCAAAGTTAGGAAGAGCCAAAGAAATTAAATTTCCTATTCCCCTACCTAAAGATGCAACTACTTCATCTAGTACTCCTGCTTCAGCTAATCCAAAGATAGCCAGAGGACCTCCTATCTTTTTAACTGTACCAGCAACTCCAAATACAATAGCACTACCAAAAACAATAGCTAATGAAGCAAAAACAGTATCAAGACCATACCCCAAAGCGTTAGTAAAAGATTTCCCAACTTCGCTTATATTTTTAAATATATCTTTACCTTCTATTTGATCTCCAAAAGCTGCTTCGGCATAACCATCTTCTGAAGATCTATCAAATACACTAAAAGCTCTATCAAGCATACTCTTAGATTGTTTACCTAAGTTAGCAGCAAATTCTTTAGTCTGCTCAAAAGTTGGCATTATTTCGGCAAAAACAGTTTTAGTAGCTTTTAAAGCACTATTAATTCGATTAAGAATTCCAACATTTTCTCCTAATTCAGCATTATAGCCATTTGCTAAAGTTGTTATTCTATTAAATACCTGAATAGGTTTACTGAATAAACCTGCTATAGTTGTTCCTATCTTTTGTAGTTGAGATAATTGGTCTTCACTACCTTGAGCTTCTACACTATAACCTTCATTCTTTTGACCCATAGATGAAAATTTATCACCAACAAAACTAATAGTATTAGACCAAAGTTCACTTACTTTATTAAATATCTCTTGAAATACTCCTATTACATCGTTTTTAAATTCTGTAAATTTACCTGTCACAAGAGATAACTTAGCTCCAACTGGAGTCGGATCTAAAACTGTTAATGATCCTTCAGCATGGTTTTGATCAAACATACCACTAAATAAAGAACCACCAAAAAGTCTATTATAAAGTGCTGTAAAAATTTTAATAACTTTATCTTTAAATTTATTAAATTGATCTGTAATACCATTTAAACTAGGCATATAATCAAGAAGACCTCCTGAAGTTATTTGATCTCCAAAGGCTTGAAATGCGTCAGGATAATCATCAGCAGATACTCCTTTAAAAACAGTTCTTATCCTTTCTAAACCTGCTCTAAAATTAGCAACTAATTTATCCCAAGTAATTACTTTAGAAGCTTTTTCAATCCCTTTCTGTATTGGATCAATAATATAAGTATCCACAACATCAAATGCTTTAGCAAAAGCATCTTTTATAGCGTCAATAAAAGATTTAAAACTAATATTTATACCAAAAGTATCTTCGATAGCATCTTCTATATCTCTTAATCCAGCTGTAAATTTAAGTCTAAAAGTTAAAAAACTACTTCTAATTTTTGTCATAAACATAGGAAAATTATCTGCAAAAGATCTTAGGACTATTGTACCTATTTCAATTAACTCTTGAAATCTTTTAGCAAAACCTAATAAGTCTCGATCTAATACTGCTATAGCTCTAGAAAATTCATCTCTAAAAACAGCAGCTAAACCTGAAGTCGTAGCTTGTAAACCACCAAAGTCTTTTTCAATAGATTCAGCTTGATCAAGAATAGCAGCAAAAACTGCGTCAGTAGTTAACTTTCCTGCTTTAGCTTGTGCTCTTAAAGTACCAAAAGGAATTCCCATACCTTGAGCAATAGCTCTTGCTAGTCTAGGTATACCTTCTAAAACTGAGTTAAGTTCTTGTCCTCTGAGTTCTCCAGAAGCTAGACCTTGACCTAACTGCATAATAGACATAGAAGCAGTTTGAGCAGAAGCACCAGATATTGTAGCAGCCTTTTGAACTGCTTCGGTAGCAACTAATAAAGCATCTGAGCTTACACCTGCATCAGAAAGAGCTAATCCAAATCGATTAAATGTATCTGCGGCAACTGCTACTGGCTGTCTAGACGCTGCAGCTAAACCATATAATGATTTTAAACTCTTTTGTAGTTGATCATTTCTTCCTGTAACCAAAGCAACTCGGTTTTCTAACTCGATAACAGAGTCTGTTGCACGATTAATACCTCGTTGAAAGGCACTACCAGTAAAAGCTGCTGTAATACCTATAGCAAGTCTATTAAAAGTTTTTGTTACACGATCTGCAGTATTTCGTAGCCCTGCTACATTTCTTTCTAAACTTTGTAAATCTCTTTGTGCTTTACTAGAGTCGGAACTGACTCGAATTTTTACACCTTCAGCCATTATTTCTCCTTAATAAAATTGCCCCCAATGGTCTCATCTGAGATGCCATCGAGGGCTTTATTTTATTACCTAGGGGTTAAAATTCCTATTCTTACCAGTACTTGTTCAATAAAATATTTTGGTGCTTGTTTACTGTGTCCATCGTTTAACTTATCAATATAATCAACACGATTAACTATAAATCCTTCTGTTCCAAAAAATTTACCAAACACTTTAGGTATTTTTATATTAAACCATCCACTTCTTGCTTTTCCAGTATCTACTGGAGTAACTTCTCTAAGAGTTCTAGTGGCATAATCTATTCTTTGGTGAATTTCAAAAGTAGCTAATCTATCAACTTCTTTTGAAACTCTTTGCATTTCTTTTTTAAAATCAACTTTTATTTGAAGTTTCGTCATTCTTAGTATCCCAAAAAGGTTTCCATTCATGATCCCCATCTTTAGAGTTAACCATTTTATTTAGCCATTGTCCTTTAGGCAATACAGTTTCTTCGTCTTTTTGAGTAATTATTTCTAAACTTCGAAATAGTTTTTCTGGTTTTTCTTTTACTCCAAAAGCTGCCATAATCATATAAGTTCGGTGATCTTCTCTCCATCCAATAGGTCTTTTTTTAAAATAATCAACCCACTTCAATAGTTCTAAATAAGGCATTTCATCGTATAACTTATAAACAGGAAGTTTTAACTCATAAGCTATTTCATAAATAGTTTCTTCCTGTATAGTTAGTTTCCCTCAGATTGACCTTGTTCATTAACACCTGAAAATTTAAGAATAGCATTAGAAACTTTATTTAATTCTTCTAAGGGAAAAGTATTAAAATCTGCGTCAGTTAATTCTGAAGCTCCAATTACCGACATTTTAATAACATCTCTCAATAAACTTAAAGATGCATCTTCACCTTTCTTTTTATTGTACTCTTTAGTTAACCTTTGTATTTTTAAAACTTCACCAACTGATAACTTTTTAACTTCTACTTCTTCCCCCATAAAAGGGATCTTCTCTGTAATAGTCTTACCAACTAAATGTTTCATTCTTGTCTGTCCTTCTCTGTAAATAAATCTGGATTATTTGCTTGAAAATCATCAAGCATTTTCCTTACTGTGTGCAATACTGATAAAGTCTCCATAATTTCTTTACCCATTTTAGAGTCTTCATCAAAGTCTTTAAATCTTTCAAAGCTTTTCCTAATACTAATATCTACACTTCTTCTCATGTGACGAAAAGTAGTACGCATTACAAAACTTTTACTAAACGGTTTTTCTGTTTTTTCTGTCATACATATCTCCTAAAATGAGGGGCTTTTACACCCCCCATTAAACTAATTACTTAGTGTGTGGACCAAAGAAATCTGTTTGAGCAGATAACGTAACAGTCGCAGTAGTTTGGTCTGTTAATGCAGCATTTACAAGAATAGCTTCTATCTTACCTTTAAAGAAGAAAGCAGTATTCTTTTTACCAGCTAACGTAGTATCAGCAGCAGCGTTCTGGTCACAAGCTGAATCCACCATCATAAATCTAAAGGCAATTTCTTTGCCTATGAGACTATGAAAATCAGTCATATCAGAAGATATGTAGTTAACTGTAACTTCTAGTGAAGGAGCGTCTGCTTGTCCTTGAATCTGTGATGATGTATTTTGACCATACACAGGAACATTAACAATATTTGCAGGAGTACCAATAGAAGGGAATTCCCTTACTGAAGGCATCCTTTTGTGATCAGCAACACCTGTAACTTGACCATCTGCTGTATTAGCAGTACCTGCAACTGTACCAACAAACAGAGCGGCAAACCCTGCTGTATCGGTAACATTAGCAGCAACTGCAGCAGTAGACATATCAAGATACGTAAATATTCCTGCTTGTAAACTA